CTGATCTGTCATCAAATAAAGTTATTGTATCTAAAGTAACTGCTGGATTACTATTACTGTCTTCTCCTAAAAATGTATTGCTATAAGTTCCAACAAAATTTGGTTCTTCGTTTACTGTACTAACATCTTGAAAAGCCTCTAGTTGTGTAACATTAGAAGATATGATTGCTGGATTTGCAGATTCGTTTCCCAATTTATCAACTGCTTTTATATATAAATGATAAGGCGGTTTAATAGCATTAATTGTTACACTATTAGATTTTCTTCTAGGTACTTGTACTAAGTTAGTTGTATCAAACCATTCTGTAGTTGCTACTCCTGTTGAGTATCTTATTTCATAAAACTCAATATCTAAATCTTCTACAGGTGTCCAAGATAACTGCATTTGATTAGAGCCTACCATAGAGATATTGAAATCTGTTACATCTGCTGGAGTTTCTGTAGCACCAATTATTTTTCTAGTATCTGATATAAAGCTTGATCTAACACCCAGCCCGTTTATCCCACGCACTCGAACCTGGTAAGTGGCCTCATCAATCACGTTAAGAACTTGATAATTTGTTGCTTTACCCTCTCCAACTAATTTAAAATCTTCAGTTACTGCGTTTCCATTTTTATCTAAAGTTTGTTTTACTTCTACTTCATAGTCTTCTACGAATTGGTCAGTAGATTCTGTTATATTAATTAATAATCTTGTTAATACAGTTCCATCAGAATATTCAACTAAGTCATCTGTAAGAGTTAAACTAGCTGGTGGTTGTATATTAAATGGATTAGGTAAATTAGTTGCTGGTGTACTAGCTACTTGTGTTTTAGTGGCCCAAGTATAATGACTATCCTGGTGTTCTATTAAATCTAGTCCTACTGTATAATCTTCGTTAAAAGATATACTTAAAACTCTAAAAGCTTTACTCGAAAAACCTAAGCTACCATGCGTGATATTAACTATATCTCCTATAGCTAAATCATATGCATCAAAAGAAACGCTTATAGATAAAGTTAAAGCCTCTCTCGATCTTCTTAAAATAACCTCTGCTAACTCTTCAGCCTGGTAAGGAGATGTGATAGTTTTAAAATCAAACCTACCCTCAAGTAAAAAACCTCCATCAGCAGATTTCATAGTTGCGTGTTGATCTGCACTAGGCAAACTACTATCATCAGTAGGTGGAAATTGTACTTCATCAACTTGAAAGTTACGATCTGGGTTCACAAAAGATACTATAACCCTGTTAAATTTATCATTTTTGTTTGGAGAGCCTAAATTATATCCACCAATAATATCATCTTCAGTTAGTGTGATAGAAGCTGTTCCTGTAGTCTCAATAACTAATTTATATTTACCAGATGTATAAGGCAAATATCCTCTACAACCTTTTACAAGTTCTCTTACGTTATCAATTACTTTTTTTGAAGTATCTAATACTGCATTACAATCAAATATATTTATATTACTAGCACCTGAATAAGGTTCCACTTGAGTTTCACAAACTACTGAGGCGTCATAAAAACTTTGTAAATCAATATCAGTTACTGCTAAACCTTTTCCGTATCTTTCATTAGTTAAATAATCTAATAAGCACCAAGCTGGATTAGTTGAGAATGCTGATGATTGAGCAACTAAACTTGAATTATAAGCCACAACTTTTTTACCTTTTATTTTAGCTTGTACTTTAGGAATAGAACTAAATACATCTTGATTCCATTTAAATCTTAAAGCTAAATAACATAAACCTCTTAGTCTATGATTACTGCCCCAATTAGATAAAGTGGATAATAAACTAGATGCTGATTGACCATCTGTTCCAAAGTGTGGTTCAACTCTTATTAAACTTTCTGAATCTTTATAAAAATTACTATCTGAACTATTTACCTCGACCTCAGTTCCATCAGATAAGCTAGAGGCCCATGTAACAGTTTTATCATCTACTCTTATTTCTTCTATAGAATTTATTTCACCCTCTGCCATAACGATAGCCATATAAAGGTAAGTGTTGTCAGTTCCTGACGTTTCTAGAAAAACCCTAGTTCCACCGACTAATCTTTCTCCATAAATTACAGGAATAGAAGCGTCGTTAGATTGTTTATTTAATAAAATACCTTTTTCAAAATCATCAAATTCTTCTGTTCCAAAATCAGGAATATCTGGTGTGGGTATCAACCATGAAATAGCCTTAAAAACTATTTTAAAAACTTTTTTAAAAGGTTTGGTTACTGTTTTAACTATATCGCTAAAAAAACCCATTATGCTCTACCCCATTTTATATCCTGGACAGTTTCAGAACTAAAATCCATACCAACATCTCCACTAAAAAATCTTTGTTGAGAAGTGTTATTTGTTTTACGACCATTCTTTTTTTCAAAATCTGCCCAATGAGAAACTATAGATAAACCTACTACACTTTCAGTATCGCTTTCTTGAATATTAAATTCTTCTATTTGACCTTTATATAATAAAAAAGGATCTGCTATTAAATTATTAGTGCTATCTAAAAAACCTCTATAAATAGTCACAGAATCATTAATCACATTTTCATTTAAAACAGTGGATATAAAAGTTGTGTTAGCCCCAGATAAATTTAATCCTATACTAGACTTACTTAATTCTGTTTCCTCTGAAAAATTAGATATTCCTAAAATAAAATCACTAGCTGTATAAGTAACACTAGATCCTGACACAGATGAAGTTATCGAAAAAGAACAATCAGTGATATTAACAGCACTAGTGAAACCAAGAGTGATAAGATGTATTGGTCGTATATCATTGGTCGCTAGTTCCGTCTTTACTGCTGTCGTTAAGCTTCTCGTCATATAATTCGTAAGTTGTCCTAATTGTACGTTCCGTTCCTTTTAACATAACAAAACTAAAAGTTCCATTAGGAATAGTATTGTTTTTTAAATCATTTTTAACAGTGTCTATCTCGCTTTCATCGACAACTTTCTCCGCAAAGAAATCTGCTGTTACATGATGCCTAATTAAGTATTTTGCCATTAAAGAGCTTCTTCTAAATCTAACTCAAATCTATATAATATATTTCCATTATTATCAGAACTAATAGCACCAAATTCCTGGATGTCATTTGTTAAATGAACAGTAAATGGAACATTATCATAAGTTATATTTGAAGATGATACTGCTGTAGTTAGAGGAGGCTCTATAGTTAAAGATCCTGTTGATATATCAGATTGATCCGCAACCACCATATAAACTTTGTCATGATTAGCAAACTTAATAAAATCTCCAGCTTTTAAAGTGCCTGTGCCTGTGCCACCTAAAGTTATGGATGTGGCCCCAGCTGATGCAGTTCCATGAGGAGTGCCACTAGCTGTGCCTCTAGCATCTTCGACTTCAGGAGGAATAATAGTAAAATTTTCTTTTTGGGATCTTTGTTTAACAATAAAAGCCATCAATTCGCCATAAACATCACTTCTTTTAGCTGTAATTATTTTAGCAGTGAAACCAAATCTTTGACCATCTATTTGCCTAGATAATTTTTTACCTGATTGTGATTTAGATATAATAGTGTTTTGGATACTTCTGATACCCATAGTTTCAAAACTTGCAGTAGATATTGGAAAAGCACCAGCCATTATATTAAAGCCTCTCTTCCTCTTTCATTAACAGCACTATTAATTAATTGAGTTATAGTTCCTCTTGATCTCACAAGTAATTCTTCAAAACCAGAAGCATCTACTGTATTTATATTAAAGTTTACACTAACAGGCTCTCCTCCTCCCGTTCCTCTAGCAGATTGAGTTATCTGTCCTGTGGAGTTTGGAATAAATAATTCAGGGCCACGTTCTCCAACCATAATTGGTTGACCTTTAGAAACCGCACCACCTTTAGCAAAACCTGGAAATCCAAAAAACGAAGTTACTGCTCTAAATGCCATTTGTCTTTTTAAAGCTGATGTTTGAGAATTAATTAAAGCTAATCTCTGTCTTTCTTTTATAATACCTTTGTCGATCAAAATATCTTCTATTTTTCTAGTTGCAATTATTTGAATAGTGAAAGCTAAAATATCCACTAAAATTTTTTGTGCTAATTCTTTAAAATTAGTATTTAATTTTTTACCTAAAACAACTGCCTCAGCTAAAGCTCTAGAGAATGATTTAACACCTCCTACTATAAATTTACCTATAGTTTCATTTATATTAGTTAAATCTTTTTGAATCTGTTTACCAACTGACTCAGCTATTTTTCTAAATGAGAAATCCACTTTCTCGGCAGATTGTTCAACATCTTTTAAATTTTTTTGCATTTCTTCTAAGGATTTTTTAGATGCAAGAATATTTTCATCTATTTCAGCTATTAATTTATTAGCTCTAGCAAATAAAGTATTTAATTCATTTTGAGGAGTTTGGGCTCCAAAAATTTTATTAGATATAGCTTCTAAATCTACACCCATTTTTTCTAAAAATGTTGTGATTGCAACGATTGCCAATTTACCTTTAGTACCAAACATTAGGAAACCTAAAATACCCAGTTCTCTTATTCCAGCTGGTAAAACTGATATAGCATTTACTAATGATGCAACACCATTTCCTATAACTCTAAAAACAGGCCCTATTATATCTAAAAGTGCAGCACTACCTAAAACAGCTTGTTTTATAAAATTAACTAAACCTTGACCTATAGCTGTTGAAAAATTTTGTAAAACTTGAGAGTTTTTTTCTATTATTCTATTTATAACCACTAAAGCATTTTTTATGAAATCAAAGAAACCCGCTCTATTAGTTTCTAATTTAAACTTAAATAATTTATCAGAAAGCATAGATAATGTTCCTGTAAATGTAGTTGA